CTACACAGACCCGGGTGCATGCATAAGGAATCAAGTATGTGTAACTATATCCGACTGACGAATCTCCGCCTTTGAAGCGTCCTCGCAGCCGAGATGCTGCAAAACAGTCTAAGGATGAGTTGTCGATCTTTTGGCTCCATTCAGGCCGGGCTAAGGCTCTTCCATTGGCACAGGTCCTCCAGCTGCCTGGTTGATAGACACTATTGAGCTGTGGTATATCCGTACGAACTGGAGTTTCAAGTATCAGTCTTGCGATGTTAATCACTCCCCTCGCAGACCTGATCACCTCAACTGCAGGCATCATATACTGAAAGAACCGCACTCCGTGAATAACCTGCTTGAGATAGGACGACATGCCGAAGTAATTGGAGTTCTCACTCCAATTAGCCAGGAAATGGTGGAATCTGTAGAGAGCGCTTAATTTTCCTGACTGATTAACTTCACGTCGTATCATCTGAGGTAAGATTTGGTTAGATATCTTCATCGCATGTGACCAGGGGAGACCATGGAAGTAATATTGCCTGATCAAATGTACTCTAAGTGAGCCTATAATTTCCCGTACCAGTATTCCAGACGGCTCGTCAGAGAATAAGAAGGTGGGGTACAGGTAAAGAGGAGATTGATCCGTGGTTATCATTGATACCACACTCTTCATCAGATACGAGGTCATTTTTCTCTGTAAAGAGTGTACACCTGACATGTATGATACTGGGGCAACCCCTTGAAGAGATAGGAGCAGTGGGTCGTCTTGGAATAGGGGCGATCTGACTAGACTGCTGATTTTCCTAGCGACAGCCGTGCAGACGGATAAGGATCCAGGAAAAAATCTCCATCGTGGTGAGCTACCACCAGACTTGAACATTAGCGAGCAGGCACCCCTTGCAATAGCCAAGGAGGTGTAGTGGAGAGTGGTGCGTAAGCCCATTCCTAAAATCTCTGGGAGGCCAAACTTAATTCGGAGATCACCAGATCCTGCATCAGACACAACCAATGCCGAGTGTGATCGTGCTAAACCTCTAGAAACTAGCCGACATAGTGCATGGGGAGCCAGTGACTGGATGTTGGTCTCTTTGGCCATTTTGGATATGAGCGATGTCTCAACGGTTGCTGCCAGAACTTCAAGATCAACGGAATCCTGATAAGCCAAGGACGACCGCTGAATTCTAGATGGCTTCGGGATCAGATCCAGTGGAGAGTACATTGTCATATCAGACACACGCAACATTGGCACATTATCATACCGTATTGTGACGAACACAGGTAGGTCGGTTACTTGTGTCTCTAGTTGGCAGCAAGCGACTACACAGACCATATCCTCTTGAACCATCCGGGGATAGTCATCCTCCCCGCCGATCAGTGGTATCGCTTGGTTTGTAGAAAGACAGCATTGGCTGGCAGCAGCTAGTGATCCTAATCCATGGGCTTGTCGTACACCGAGTCGTGTGTTGTATCTGTGAGCTACAGTTCCTCCGTACACTTTTCCCAGGTATGGTTCTGTCTTGAGGAGATCAATATTCGCGCGCGATTTTGCCACCTCTGAGATAAGATACTTTGTGGTCACATCCAGTCCAGGCTGTACCAGTACATCGGCTAGTCTCTTGATGGCCCGGGTAGGTGCAGTGGAGGTGACTATCTTATATCCATGTTCTGACCTTTTCTCTTTGGTTCGTAGACCAAGGTACGGGTCAAATTTCCCTCTCCGGTGGACAACACCTGGACCATTTGGTCCCACTGATAGTCCTTTCACACCTGGATATGTGTCCGGGTAGCTGGTGCAGCTGATACAACCTTCGAATGGAGTATATGCTGTCACCCCAACGACAGTATTATCCCATTCTGCCTCCCAGGCCTGGCGCATTTCTGTGATGTCAGCATAAATGGACACAACCGTTGCCTCACACCTCCGCAGCTTACTGAGTCTACCTAACACTAGCACCACTTCAGAAGCCCCAACATCCAGGATGGTTCCAACCGCATCCGGACCATCGCGCCTACGTGTAAGCTCTTGGATAGTGCGTGTTGCTGTGAACATTTTCCCGATCATCC